GTTATCTACTGGTTGGAAGACCATGGATGACAAATTGTTCGGTGGTATGAACCGCGGAGAGCTGAATATCTTCGCAGGTGGCTCGGGCGCAGGTAAATCACTCTTTTTAGCCAACTTAGGGTGTAACTGGGCACTACAAGGCCTTAATGTGGTCTATTTGACATTAGAGCTCTCAGAGGAGCTAGTTTCCATGCGTATAGACTCCATGCTGACTGGTATTCCCACTCGAGATGTGTTCAAAAACCTAGATGACGTGGAAATGAAAGTGAAGATGATCGGAAAGAAATCCGGCACTTTTCAGGTCAAATATATGCCATCGGGTAAGACAGCTAACGATATCCGTAGCTACTTAAAAGAATATGAAATCAAACTGGGACGCAGGGTAGACGTGCTGCTGGTAGACTACTTGGACTTGTTGATGCCCATTAGCAAGAAGATTAGTCCTGCAGACTTGTTTATTAAGGACAAGTATGTATCAGAAGAACTGCGTAACCTAGCAGTAGAAAAGAACTGTATCTTTGTAACGGCTGCACAGTTGAACCGTGGCGCTGTTGAAGAAGTTGAATTCGATCACAGTCATATCTCAGGTGGACTATCTAAGATTCAAACAGCGGATAACGTGTTTGGTATCTTTACATCAAGAGCCATGCGTGAACGTGGACGCTATCAACTACAGCTGATGAAAACTCGTAGTTCAAGCGGTGTTGGTATGAAGATTGATCTAGAGTTTAACATTGACAGCCTGCGTATCAGTGACTTGGATGAAAGCGAATACGATCAAAACGGATCCGCTAAGTCTAGTAGTAATGCACTAATAGATAGCATTAAACAACGTGCCCTAGTTCAGAATCAAGAAGGCAATGGTAGTTGGGAACGAGCAAGTCCTAAAGAAGGATTTGATTTGGGCAAGCCCAAGGTTAATGCAGAAGTTCAAAGCTCAAAGCTGAGACAACTGTTAAACAACATCGGAACTGATGACGTGTAAGATTAGATCGGGCGTGGTGTAGAACAAGCATAGTTTTGTATACTCACGTTCGGTCATTTGTATATCTGTATCGTTAACACGTTCGAACTTAACACCGGCGACGAAGATGTCGCAAAGCCAACATTCTCTAGTGAGACTGGAAACAATAGAGCCCAAGGGCTTTAACCTATCATCTACACCCGACGTGATAGACACAGTTATCATGGTAGTGTATTTACCGGTTTTCGCCGCCGAGAGATAAGTATGTATATTATACCAACGAGAAAATCATGCCCGCCCTACACATTATCACAGAATTAGACGATCCATTATTGAGCTTTATCAAAGACGACCCAGTGCGTCCTGAAATCCCGAACGAACAACGAGTAAATGAATCAAGTAAGATATTTGTTCTGCTGGGTGAGCATCAAGAACCTTTGGCCATTACCTGTGTGAGATTTATGACCAGCGTTCCGTCTACTGTGCAGGATTTATGGTTGGAAACAGACGAGCCTACCCATGCTGTGTTCTATACCATCTGGAGTTATCAAGCAGGTGCAGGGCGTAAGCTAATACGTGAAGCACAAGAGCATATTAAAGCCAATCTACCTAAGGTAACTACGTATATTACACTTAGTCCCAAGACAGAATTGGCTCGACGTTTTCATTTGAAGAACGGTGCTAGTATACACCGCGAAAACGATTCAACTATTAATTATTTGTATTCTTGACCAGTGCGTTTGCGCTGGTTAAATGCCTGACGGGCTAGGGGAACATTGCCAACAGCGGCTCCGCCCCATTTGATATCATCTGGTTTGCTAACACTCTTACGCTGCTCGTCATTCCATGCTTGCACATCTTTCATTACAGCACGTTTACGTTCCATGGCATCTAGCTCGGCTTTAGCGTCTTCGAGATTGCTGTCTATAGCATCCGTGACCCAACCACCAAGTTCTTTAAGACGTGCAATAGTGCCGTCATAGTCATCACGTAGGTCATCTTCAAGTGCTAGAAAGCGTGAGGGATTAGCCGGATCTTCATATACGGTGTTGTATGCCTCACGAGCAACTATTAAAGCAATAGCCGGAGTTGCAGCCAATATACCAACCCAAGGTAGACTAGATCCAACTTCAAGTGCAGCGCCTAATGCATCACCTTGCATAGCAGACTTAGCACCAAAGTATAAGCCAACTACTAGACCAAGATAAGGAATAGCTTTCCCACTTTGACGTTTAACCACAGAAGGTAACACACGGGCAATGGCTGTTTTTAATACTGCTTCGCCTTTAAAGCGTCTATTAAGTCGACCTGCACGTTTGGTAATAGCGTCAGCTTTTGCACCCGCCCCGATAGCAGCGGCACCACCTGCAACTGCTGTGGGCACGTGAGTATCTATAGCCTTAGGCTTACCCGATGTTAAATCGGATACAGAACGCATCTGCGTAGCTTCAATGATATCAATTACTTTCATACAATTATTTATCCAGGGGCCCAGCTAACACTCAACCTCGCGAAGCGCCAGCAAAAAATTTTACTGCTGCGAAGCAGCGTAGCGCAAAAACGCGAGCGAGCGTTACGCTAGTCGCGCCTCTATAATAGCCCAGTTAACGATGTTCCACTGCGCCGCTAGATAGCCCTCTTTATCGTGTTGATAGTCCAGTGCCCAAGCGTGTTCCCACCAATCTATTAGTAGCACACAGTCCTTAACGATAGCGTGATTCTTGATAGTTTTGATGTCACCCTTCTTGCTAAGATATACCCAACCACTGCCCTGTATGCTCATAGCTACACGTAAGAACTCTTTCTTAAACAGGCCAAACGAACCAAAGTTATCTTCTATAAACTGTAGAACCGCACCCGTAGGTTTAGCTGTAGAGTAAGGTTGATATTGTTGAAATAATAGGTTATGCAAGTATGCGCCTGCACGGTTGAACTCTAGATCACCTAGCCCACTATTGTAGCGTTTGACGTAAGCGCGAGCCAAATGGTTGTAATGGTAGTCTATTGTAGCAGAGCTTAGAGCAGGATCCAAGTCACTTGCCGCACATGGTAGTAACGATAGCTGTAGCAGGCCTGTTGGACTTGCTTCGCTTATTACTGTGCTAGGGTCTTTTACCCAATCTAGGAAGTTATATTTCATTGTATATTTAACCCTGTAGCTAGATCTAGCGTAGGGTCTACTGGAGGACATGCGTGTAGCCAACGTAGACAGAACTCTGTGTATACACTGCCAGCCGGAACCCAAAAACGTGTGCGATTAAGATGGAACTCACATGTTAGGGGGAACGATCCTACCCAGTTCATAACGTCCACAAAATCAGGATGTTGAGTTAGGATGTAGTGTTGGTGTAGCATAGTAGGGGATCTGGCTTGAATGCTTGAGCGGGAACGTTAGCCATGGGTTTAAATGGTGTTGGGGGACGGGGATATAGTAGACTAGCGGTGTTAGACATATAGTATATAGTTTAAGATCTTGTATAAGCTCTTATTTCAGGCGCTTGCGCTAGCCCGAAATGGGTCCTGTGCTCTTAAAAAAATTGCTGCGTAAAAAATTATAGATAGTTACTTACAGATTCACCCTGGTGATTTGGCGTCTATATACCATGAAATTTGCTTGCGTTGCGTAATAGTAATGTATTAATAATAATATATAAAGCCGACCCCCCACCTATGCCCCACCGGCCGACCCGAGTCTCGAGATAAAAAAAATCCCCTACCACCGGGAGCGAATCGGATTTACGGTAGGGGACCACTGCTGGCTAGATAGCTCTCTAGCCTGAGGAACAGCTTACCGGGAGCGAATCGTTGGGCTGTTCACTGTACAGCTACAGCTCTTAGCGGCTGCTCACTGTACTGTATACGCTAGCTGTTAAGCGTTGCGCATACATGTTACTTCTACTACAGCTTTCCAGCGCTCGGGCATTGACACACGTATGTCTGCTACCTTGAGTACCATACGCAAGCTCAGCTCACGCATACGAGCGGCATTAGCATTAATAAACTCTACTACCTCTTGCTTGGCTTCATCCTCTAGCTCGTAAGCATCCAGCATGCCTGCATCACGGATCACCTGCTTGATACGCAGGAGCTTCTCACGCTCTGTATCAATAGTCAAGTCCAAGTAGTGACAGCGTGACT